GTTTCCGCCGATAATTTCCAGCCGCCGGCGGACCCACCGGCCGCCACCGCGGCGCAAGCGAGCCCCGCCGCCACGAGCCAGGCCAACGAGCGTCGGATGACGGCCCGGCGCCTTGCGGCGTCGATCGCCGGAGGCAACCCGGCGCTGCCCAGGTGCTTGCCTCCGACCACATACTGAATTGTCCCGAGCGTCATGCCGAGACCGGCCAGGGCGAATCCGAGGTGCCAGTTCACGCGCTGTCCCAGATAGCCGCAGGCGAGCGGCGCCAGGAAGGCGCCAATGTTGATGCCCATGTAGAAAATCGAGAAGCCCGCGTCCCGCCGGGCATCGCCCGGAGCGTAGAGCTGGCCTACGATCGCGCTGATGTTCGGCTTCAAGAGGCCGGTGCCGGCGGCAATGACGAGCAAGCCGGAAAAAAAGGAGGGCAGGCTGTGAATCACCAGGAGGAAGTTTCCCGCGGCGATCAGAAGCCCGCCGGCAAGCACCGCCCGCCGCTGCCCGAGCAAGCGGTCCGCGAGCCACCCGCCGGGCAGGCTGAGCAAGTACACCATCGCGGTGAACAAGCCGTAGATGGCTCCGGCGCTGGCTACCGTGAAGCCGAGCCCGCCCTGCTCGGCCGGCGCGGTCATGAACAGGATCAGCAGAGCCCGCATGCCGTAGTAGCTGAACCGCTCCCAGAGTTCGGTGAAGAACAGAGTGGCCAGACCACGCGGGTGCCCGAAAAAGCTTCCCCGGACCTCTTTCAGTGGCGCCTCCATGAGATCTCCGTCCTTAGATTGGCCACACCCGCACGCTCCTTGGCATCGACGACGCGGAAGGCTAAGACGTCATCCAGCCAATCCTGGCTCGTGCCGTCCCAGTTCTGTGTGGCTACCGTGAGTGTATACTCCTGGCGGGTCAACAGGCAATCAAACCCGAACTCGATTTCGAGCCGCTCGCCGGGCCCGAAGCGGCCCAATCGCCGGCCTTCGACGCGCGTGTTGGTGCCGAAAACGTCAAGCCCCAGCCGGTTGCGCACCAGGATTCCCACCACCGGCTCGTCGACCTCCCGCCGGAATCGCGCGCGAATGCGGACCCGGACCGGCTCGCCGGCCTCGAACACCGTTGCCGGCGCCCCGCATCGGTTGATGAGAGCCACCTCCTCGATGCGGCTGGCGCCGTCGCCGTGCCGATGGCTGCTGCGCAGGCCCGAGTGCTCGTGCGCCTCCGCTCGCTGCTCCCGCTCCCGCCGTTCGAGCACCATCCCAACATAGCGGTTCACCACGTCGCCCGGCCGCCCTTCGGCCGCAATCTGGCCGTCCAGGAGAAAGATTGCGCGGTCGGCAATCTGCTTCACCAGACCGAGATCGTGAGAGACAAACAGCACGGTCACGCCCCGCCGCTTGAACTCTTCGAACTTCTGAATGCAGCGGTTGGAGAAGATCGCGTCCCCCACGGCCAGCGCCTCGTCCACCAGCAGCACATCCGGCTCCACGTGAACGGCCGTGGCAAAGGCCAGCCGCACGTACATCCCGCTCGAATACTGTTTTACCGGGCGGTCGATAAACTCGCCGATCTCCGCGAACCGCTCGATGGAAGGCAAAACCTCCTCGATCCGCCGGCGTCCGAGTCCTAAGATCTCCGCGTTCAGATAAACATTTTCGCGGCCGGTAAACTCCGGGTTGAACCCTGCTCCGAGCTCGAGAATTGCCGCGACACGGCCCTCGGTGACCACACGGCCGCTCGTCGGCGGCAGAATTCCGCTGACGATGGCGAGCAGCGTGCTCTTGCCGCAGCCGTTCGGCCCGACGATGCCCAGCGTTTCGCCGCGCTCGACCCGGAAGCTGATGTTCCGCAGCGCCCAAAACTCCTGATGGAAGGCGCGCCCGCCAAAGGCGAAGAGCTCGCGGATCCGATCGAAAGGGCGGCGATAGAGACGGTACACCTTAGAGACGCCCTGGACCAGAATCACGGCCGGTACGTCAGACTATAGCGCGCCGCCTCTCGGCCGGACAATCGGCTCAGCCTTGGTAGAGGCTCCGCCGACGGCTCTTCGGCAAGGGCGCCGGATAACCGATCAGGCAGAACTGATCCAGGGCGAACAGCACCACCGATTCGACGTTCTCGGCAAGCGCCATTCGCACCTCCTTGAGCCACGGCGCCAGCGCGTCCATGAGGCCCACGAGGAAGGCTCTCTTGGCAGGCGGGAATCCTTTCTGGCGAGGGAAGCTGATCGTGTGCCGGCTGAGATCCAGATTGCGGACAAAGGTATAAGTGAAGCTCTCCGTCTTCAGACAATCCAGCGTCGCCGGCGTCCAGTTCGGCGCATAATTGATCAACCGGTTCAACGCGGTGTCGTTGACGTCGGTGGGATACAGCACCTCAAAGCGGCAGTTGGGAAAGGCCGAGCGCACATATTCCATCACCCCGGCGGTGAAGGCGCCGATGAGCGACGGCAGGAACTGAACCTCCTCGGGAAAATCTGCGGGGTCGGCGAAGTGGCTCGGAATGACGCGCATCGGCCGGCCGTAAGTGCTCTGGAACGTGTTGACGGTGTAGTCGTCGTAAAAAGGCATGCCGGAGCCGGCCAGAGGAAAATACCACCACTGCACCTCGCCGAACTGAAGGTAGGGCTGGTGACCCGTCTCGGCGAGCAGCTCGGCCATCTCCAGATAAACCTGCCGCCAAAACGCCAGGCTTGTGGGTGAAAAATTCGTTTGGAGGGCCGGCGTGTTCAGCCACACCGGTTCACCGTTCGGGTAGCGTTGGGCGATGCCGACCTCGGGTCTGGGATCACCGTGCTGAAGCTCCATGCTGAACGCTGCCACAACATCGAGCCCGTAGTTCTTGAGCGCGATATAGAAGGCCCGGCTCCAGTCTCGCACCGCGCGGTTCAACCTCGGCAGGGCGACTAAGTCCGTCCGCCAGTCGCCGTCGGCGCCGCCGCTCAACTTCGGCCCGCTCACCACGACCTGCATGCTGGCCGACTCCGAGCGCGCCGCGATCGTCACCTTGTTGCCCGCTGCGCCCATCGCCCGCGCGAACACCGTCAGGCGACTCCCCTCGGCGCGCGCCCGGACGGCGGTATATCCTCGATTCAGTTCGAGCTCGAAGGCTTTGGCCAGCGTTTCGGCCGTGTCTCCGATCCGATTCACGTGCTGGATGATCGCGTCTTGCTCCGGCGGATAGTCCTCGTTGCCGATGCGCAACTCGGTCAACTTGCTGAACTCCGGCGTCCCAAGAAATTCGACGGTGGCGGAGGCATACTGATGCCCTGGCCGGTTGAGCTCATAAAACCACAGGGCTCCGACGTAGTGGTTTACCCGTCCGTGAAAACCGAGCTTGTAGATCAGCCACGCCGTCCGTTCGGCCGCCAGCGCCATGGAATGATCGGTGTCCCAGTCGGTCGCCAGATTCAGCTTCGGCTCGCTTGGAAAATCGGGGAGCCGAGTAGCCGGAAGCGCCATCTCAACGAAGTCGAAATAAAAGTGAGTGCCGGGGGCGCCGCCATGCGTGACGGTCAATTCATGTTCCCCGGAGCTGAGTTCGGCTATATACACCCGGCGAAGGACATCCTCGCCGGCGATGAATAGATTCTCGATACCAGCCGGCTGGCCGTCCACCGTGATCTGAATCTGCGCCCCATGGAAAGTCGAGCGCGTGCCCAAATACAGCCGATGCGTGACGGGCATCCGATACCGGCATCTCAGCCCGGAGCCCGGCGTCACCGTCAGCGAAATCGTTCCGCCGGAGAAATTCCCTTGAGCTCGGCTCCATTCGCCGAAATATTCGATCCGCGGGGAATCGTCCTCGATCCGGCGGCTGCCCGGTCCCGCCACCTGATACAAGCGCCGGGCGCCGGTTACACTCCAATTGGAGACCACCACTTCGAACTCGCTCCGCGTGAATTCCCCGTCTTGCAGCTCTGCCGCATACGTCCATCGCATCTTGCGGACGGAGGTCGTGGGCACAGCTCGGCCGAAGCGGTCCGTCAGCGCGCCGAAGGGGAGGGTGATTCTCCATTTTTGCGGGGACAGGCCCCCGGAAAACCTGCGCCACCAGGGCGTCCAGACCTCGGTCTTCGCGCCGGCGACGAAGCCGTAGACTCCGATTCGGTTTCCGTTTGCTCCCGTCGTGCTTGTCTCCGGACTCTGCCCGTGGCCCACATAGATCAAGCGAATGCGCCGGCCTTGCCCCACCGCGCGCATCTGCGGCGAGAAGGCATTGACGCTGGCGACGATGGCTTGGATTGCCGACTCCAGCGTGTCGTTTGCGTAGAGCTGATATGTGTGATGCTCCTCAAGAAACGAGATGCCGACGTAGTCCCCCGCCGTCGGCGTCCCGCTTAACTCAAGCTCCGCGGTCGCGCAAACATATTGCCCTTCAACCGGCGTCGCGTAGTTTTTCAGAGGAACCTGGTAAAACTGCTCGCCGCTTCCGTCATCCGCCCAGATGCGCAAGTACGGCCAGTCTACGGTTGGGTAAAGGGTGGAGTCGATGGGAATGCAGTTGAGGCGCGTTTCTTCGTAGGAGAGAACCAGTCCGCTTAAGTCCCCGTCGGGTAAATTGCGCAGGGCTGGGTGCTCGAAGACATTGTCCCGGTTCCACTCAATAACGGCCCAGTCGAACTGTTGCCGCCAGGTTCCCGTAACCCGGAAGCCTGTGGGGCCGGCATGATGCATGGCTGCGATCGCGGAGGGTCTTTCGTAGTAGCATTGCAGGTCCCGGTCCGGACGGAGCTTTTCCAAGACCTCGGACATCCCTGTTCCTCACAGCCGGATCGTCACCGTCAGATCGGCGCCGGGTGTAGCGCCGTCCCCGTAGCCTACCGAGAGGATGTCCAGCGTAATCTCTGCGCGTTCGCGTAGGGGCGGCAACCCGAAGCCGTCCACCACATTCGATGCCGTCGCGCCGGTCGGAATCGTGAGGGCGCAGTACGGCTCGCCGTTTTGCCGAAGCAGCAACTCCAGCGGCCTGCCCATGGGTGCCTGACCCACCACGGCGAAAATGTCTCTCACCGAGTGGGCCTCTTCGATCACCAGCGGCGGAGCGGCGTTGGTTTGGATCGCCAGATGCCCCTCCACCTGAATCGAGAACTGTCCTCCGGATAGCGTTCGCAGGCCTTGGTGAATCGTTTCCGTAAAACTGATCCGAGCCGTCTCGCTGTCGCCTCGCGTATTCGTTACATAGAGTTCGGCTGCGGCAATGCGCGCGTCCGGAAGAAAGATCGGGTACGCGAAGCTCCCGCTCGCCGGACTGCCGAAAAAGTTCTTGACAAAGGGTACGACATAGACTTTGCGCGAGAGAAAGTAAACGGGGCTTGCCGAAGGATGGGCGCGCGGCGTCGTACCGAAGGCGCCGCGGCTCACCTCGAAGCGGGACCCGCCCGCCAGCACCGTGTCCACCACCATGATCTCCGAGCCGATCTGAATCACCGATCCCTCGCTCCAGCCCGGAGAGGCTGTGATCTCGATCACGGCGTCGCTCACATTTAATCCGGCGGCAAGCGCGAACGGCGTCGGGCTGTCGAGTTCATTCCAGTAGTGCAGCGTCAGAGTGCCCGCCTGGACATTGCGGGTGTTGGCCAGATCCGAGAAACCGACGCTGACCAGCTCTACCGTCCCTTGTCCGGTCGGAATCAATCCGAAGACCGGCCGTCCCGGTACGTCGTTGTCAATGCCGACGCTCCCGCTGGCTCCTCCGATGACCCAGCGCGTTAAAGGCGAAAGCTCCCAGGCGCACTCCCGGCCATGCGCATTCGCCGCGCGTCCCGAGATATGGACGGTGGCCCCTTCCCGGTTTGGCACCTCGAATTCGACCGGACTCGTCGCGCTGGCCGCGCCGAAGTGCCAGGAGGACTCCGCAATGACGAAACGGCTGCTTGCGTCCGGCACGATGCTCCAGCCCGGCGTCACTGTCAGTGTCGTGGCGTCGTTCGATAACACGGACCTCTCCTGGCCTGCCCCCTTGCCGCGCGTAATGCGGACTGTCATTCCCGCGTACGCGTTAGCCGTCATCGTCAGCGTCGCGCTGCTAACCGTATTTGCTCCCGCGGCGCTGACAGCTTGCTCCGGCACAAGCTCGAGCCGCCAATAAAACCGCGCGTGGTCGTAATTCTCGTCGGGCGGTCCGGCCAGAATCATCGGCAGCCCGGTGTCTTGGAACTCGCTGACTCGCGCCACATTGCTCGCGATCCGGTATAGCGTTGCCGGCGAGCGACCCCGATACACATGAAACGACGCCGTATCGCGCGAAAAGCTTAATCCACGCAGTGTGACCGAATAGCTGTTTGGCCCCGGGGGTATTGCCGCGCGCACGCTAAAGGAGAGCGGCCCCTCCGCCCCGTCGGCATCGACCCCGCTTACCGCGTAATATAGCGTTTGCCCCCCAGCCAGGGTGCCGCCGCCGCTCTGAACCCGCGGTGCCAGACTCAGCAGCGGGGCTCCAGCCCGGCTGAACTCCGGTTTCGCCGGCGGCACGAATCCCACGCTCAGCGTCACGGTTACCGCGCCGTCGCTGTTGCCCACCGCCCTCTCGGTGATCTCAAACTGCGGCCGGCCGTCCTCATCCAGGATCTTGCCGATCAGAGGCCAGGGCAGCCCGACCTCACTCCCCGGCTGCCGTCCTTCACCCTCGTCGCCGGCAAAGCCCCGATCCTGATACCAGGCATCGTCATGCTTTTGACAAGTAACCGCCAACGTACGGTAATTCGTCCCAACAGCCACTTTCAGGATGCGGAAAGGCTGCCGACTTAAACCCTCCTTCGCATAGGTGAGCGTGATTAGATCGCCCGGCCTCAGTCCCAGGCCCCGCACGCTCGTCTCGAACTCGACATAGAGGTTCCCGCGAATGTCTTTGTCGAGCTGCCGCCGGATGATCCGCGCCGCCTGGCTCACATTGGGAATCCCGAGAGCATGCAGTGTAGCGCTGACCTCTTGTCCCGTCGTCAAAACGTCGTCGACATCGACGAGCGAAAGGCTGTCCTGCTGATACTCGTTGAACTCGTTTTGAAACTCGACGGAATATCGATTCGGCGTCTGGGCATTGGCGCGCGACCAGAAACGCAGCGCGGGCTCCCCGTTTGCTCGGCGCAGGATTCCTGAGAATCCTGACGTCCCGTCGCCGAACTCATAACAGGGCCAGCCGCCGTTGAGCGACTCCACGCTGTTGCTGCCTGCCGGCTTCACCGGATGCTGCAAGGCGAAGCCGCCCTCGGGAAGCAACTGTAGCTTGCCTCCTGCGCCGTAGGTCAGATACAGGCCCGCTGCATTCCTCACCCCCCGAACCAAATCCGCCGCGCTGCGGCGCTTCCGAATCACCAGATTGCACTGGTAACGCGGAACCTGTCGAACGTTGCCGTAAAGGTCCTCGACTTCGATCGGCTCGTCGCAATGCGCCGCCGTCCGCGCAAAGCTTCGTAGATCAACCTCCCCAAGCTCCCACCCGCAGCGGCGCAACAGATCCAGAATGATCCAAGCGGGATTGTTCGTGAACTGGTACCCATAGTAAGCGCCGGTCTGATCGAAGGTCTCTAGCTTCAGTCCCCTCACCAACGCTTCCACGCGGGGCAGCGCGCGGCCGTCGCTGATCCGGTTCGGCACCACCACCGACAGGTAGGCCATACTCCCGTAGGGATCCCCGAGCGGCCGACCCGCCTTGTCGGCAAAGTCCAGGTTGAAACCGCCGTTCCGCCCTCCGAGGCTGACCACGTTATACCAGCCGGTCGCCGTCATGTCTGCCCCCGCCCGACCCTCGGGAACCTCCACGCCGTTGACAATTACCTTCACCACGCCCTCGATCTCGCCGGCGCCGAGCAAGACCTCCATCCGGGTCAGGTTCCCATCGTTTCTGGCGAACACGATCGGCGGTTGATACCAGGCCGTGCCGTAAATGAGTGGAACAAAGTCATTGTACCGGGCCAGATTCTCCGTCGGCGCGCTGATATGCAGGGCGCGGTCACCGTAACTTCTAACCAAGACGGCGGGGGGCACGAACTCGATCCCCCCAAACCGCCGCGTCTCGCGGCCCGCCGCATCTCGGTCGAACATCCCTCGTTCTTCGCAGCTTTGCCGTGTGTAATCGCACCAGGTATACGGAGAGCCGTTTAGAAGATTTCCGACCCCATCCGGAACATCCGCCGAGTAACCGCAGCGAAAAAATGGCGAGTAACGCCCTTTGGTTCCTCCGTGTACTCCCTCCAGGCGCTGTTCGTTTGTGGCGGGGAATACCCAGGGGCACCGTCGTTGAATGCGCACATCGGGAAGAAACGTGCGCTGAAGGCTAAGACGGTTGGTGAAACTCAGTCGCAAAATCGTCTCCGTGATCTCCTCCGGTGGATTGGCGATGCCGCGAAACACCACGCTCGGCTCGGAGACGGCTGAACCGCGCTTGAGATCGAAGAAAACAAACCGGACCGTGAGCCGCGCTCCTTTCCAGCCCACGCTCCGATCGATCTGCGAGAAATACGAGTCCGCGTTCGCCAGCGAAACGGTGATTTTGGAAATCGCGTCTATTCCTTCGTCCGAACCCGCATGCATCTCGAAGACGTTGTGCTGCAACACCCGCGCCAGGTAATCTCGCCCTTCGTAACGCACGGCGTGGGTGCTCCAGGAGGAAACCATCCCCGAGCGGAGCTCGCAGTCGAATAGCAGCAGCGGAGTATCGAGAATCTGCCGCTCCTTGAGTTCGGGTATGCTCGCCATGTTTAACTCTGCTTGAGGCTTGCCGCGATTCGAATCACGCTCGCATGCGAGTCTACGCCATCGGTTCGAACTCGAAGTTCGTCGCTGACAAACCGGGCGCTGGGATAAATCCCCCCCTGCTCCCTGCTCTCTTTGTAATCCGAGGCCCCCGGATGCGGCTCCACCTGTGGCCCGTAGATTTCAACCGACCCGCCGGCCGGAATTGCCACACCGAAATTCACCCGAGCCTCGGTCCCGCCGAGCCTGGCCGTCTGTGAAATGCGCCTCCACGAGCTCGTAACCTCGAACTCCGTAGCCGTCGTCCGCGAGGAGCTCCACTGCTTCAGCTTCACCCGGCCTTGCGCGGCCCCCCGTACGAAGAGGCTGAAGCAGTATTGAAAGCTGGCTGGTACATCAAGCGCCTGCGAGAGCGTTTGTTCCGTTTGCCCGGGGTTGACCAGGCGCACTGCTCCGTTTCCACCAAACGGGTCTTGAAGGCCCGAATGCGCTTCGAGTACGGCGTCGCGTCGCCAAACCGTCTGCGTCGGGTCGCTGCTCCATCTCAGAAGATTTGCAGTGGGATCCAGGAAACAGAACGAACCAAGACTCCCTTCGCAGGCATGGAACAGCTCCTCGACAGCGCGCCATTCCTCATCGGTCAATCCCTTCAGGTGAAGCTCCCACTCCAGGCGCTCATCGTCGGCATCCCAGAGCTTTACCTCTTCGCCGCCCGGAACTGCGTTCAGCGCAGTCCGGCCGACTCGCCTCCGCCTCAACGGGTATTGGGCGATCGCCCCAGTCTGTAGCTGAGGGAAGTACAGCATCTTAGCCCACGTTCTCTCGGATCACCAGAATTGTTTGCCCGCGGTTCGCTTCAACGAAGGAAAGGGTCAGCTCGTCTTGCTCGATGCTGCACGACAGGTATTGGTGCCCGTCCCAAGGGTCTGTGAACGCAAATTCCCCGACCCGTCCTTGTTGCGCTACGAAGAACTCTTCAATTTCCGCTAACTCGCTTTCATCGAGCTCATCCAGCCGAATGATCCATCGCCGCCTTGCATTGCCGCGTTCCCGGCAGCGCTGCTCGCTCCCATCGACGAAGCGAAACACCTGCGTCGAATAGGCAATCTCTCTCTCTGCCGGATACTGGAGGACGGCTCCTGTCTTCAGACGCGGAAACTCAGTCATCGTCTCTCCTCCCCGTGGCCTTGCGAAACGTCAGGAAACCGCTTCAGAGATCGGCCATCACGTCGCCGAGAGTGTGCGTGGTGAGCAGCGCCTCCTTCACCGCACGCGCGATCTCTGCGCTGTGATCGAGAAACGATCGGCTGTCGATCGTTTGCACCTGGATCGTAATGGGCGGCATCGCCACCGTGGGCGCCGCGCCCGCCGGCTTTCGCGGCAGCAGGCCCTGGCTGTATTCGAGCGGCTGGAGTCGACCCCCGCTCAACGCAGCCGTCCACTCGATCGGTGCCGGCGCCAGGTATCGCACCGGCGCAATCTCTTTGCGCCGCTCCTCGCCGTCGAACAGTTTCCCCAACAGCCGAATCATCCCCAGGCCGCTGCCGAGAACCCCCAAAACCGTTCGGGCAACTCCCCCGGCCGCCGATCCTTTGCCCTCCCCGGCCCGCACGAGCGAATTCTCAATCACCGCTCGTGTATTGGCCTCCACCGTGTCCGCTTGCAAGCGGGAGATCGCGGCAAGCTCCGCCAGTCGCTGGACCAGTTGCGCCATCGGCCCCTCGAGGCTTCGCACTGCATCGATGCCCGTCCCGGCTGTCGTCCCGGACTGGGCGCCGCCTTCCGCCCATCGGCTTTCAGCGCTCTTCGAAACCCGGGCAAGCAACCCCTCAAAGAACTCCTCTGCCGGCCGCGTCGGCGCCGCGCGCACAATCACACCCTTCAACAGACCGGCCAGAATGCTCTGCACTTCATCCCGTCCCATCCGTCGCCTCCTTCGCCATCTCCGCCTCCAGCACGCAGAACGCCTCGACCATCCTCGCCGGCAGATCTTCGATGATCACAGGCGCCCGCAGCATTTTCCAAACCGCGTACTGCTCCATCCAGGCTAGACTTTGCGCCGTGATGTAAGAGACCGGACAGATCTCCGTCGCCACGCCCCGCCGCGCCCACACCGGTCGACCGCCTGGCTCCCCGTCCAGCCCAAGCCAGCCGCAGCGACGTCTCCTCTCCAGGCCGCTCTTTCGGCATGTCTCGCACTTCCACGCGGCCCGGTTCGCAAACTGAAAGTGGAAGGCGACGATCAGTTTTTTCGTTCTTCCTCACTCAGTCCGCATTCAGCCTTGATCGTCGACACGATCTCCTGGCACAGCTCCTCGGGACCGTCCTCGATCAGCTCGCGCGGGCCCGCCTCTCTGCCGTCGATCACCAGGCCGTTTATCTCTTTGAGTCCCCATTCCAGGTAGATCCGTTCAACCTCCCGCTCGAGCACACTCGCTTCGATCTTCTCCCGGAAGTCATCGCCCGCTTCGAGAAACTCGATGCGTCTCGCCAAGTCCCGAATGCGCTTCGTCAGCTCGATCCTTCGGCCGAACGACATTCGCGCGATGGTAAACGTGACGCCGGGCATCGTCTTCGACTCATGCCTCACCGAGCTGGCGTACTCCACCTTTTCCTCCGTCAGGCAAAAGCCAAATAGATTTCGTCGTCAATCCAACCCTGCGCACGACAGTCACGGAACCGCCACTCCAGACGCGTCTCGTCATCGGCAAACTCCGGAACCTCCGGAATGACACTCTTTAAATAAACCCCGCACACCTGCCCTGGTTGAATCCCCAATTGGAACATCACGCTGATCAAAGATCGCTGGCGCGCCGCCTGATAGAGGGATTTCGTCGCCTCATCGGGCCTCTCGTACAAACTGAAGCTGGCCGCGACGTACCGCTCGCCCGCCACAATACACCGCGGGCCCATCGACCCAAATTCCCTCGCTCGCACGTCCAGGTTGTTGTCCAGAATCACCTCTGCTTCCGTCAACGTCAGAAATCGCTCCGGGCTGCTTCCCAACCAGGCTTGACCTAGATTGCCGGGCACCACGGCGTAGCTGTCTGGAGTAAGTGGCGGCTCCGCCGGAAACTCATCTAACTCCCCCTGCCCGCTTTCAAAACTTGCGCTGTCCAGCAAGTCTTGCGCCGCGCCGCTGAAAGTGAATTCATGAAAGTCCGAATTGATGTTGACCCGCAGTCGATCGACGGCTGCTCCCGCCAGGATCCGATGCACCGCAGCCTCCGGACTCCAGTAGTCAAAAATGCTCAGGCTCGGCAGGGAGCCGCCGGGCAAGAAAGTGATGGTCCTTTCAAGTGGCGTCCCCGCAGCCACGGGCCCCGTGAACGGTGCATTGAGTTGCACCGTCTGCGCGTCCACCACCGCCGTCACAAAGCGGATCTCACCCCCGCACGCCACCGCCTGCCCCGGAATCAGCCCATGCGCACTCCCCGTCCGCAACTGCGTCCCGCTTGAGGCGTTCACGACACCACCCGCAAAGTTCCGCGATCCGCCTCCGAACGCAGCCAGAAACAACGGCCGGTATCCTGGCGCTGCCGCTTCCGCAGGCCACTCCGCAAGGTAGGTCGTTAGTTCAAAGCTAGTGCGACGCCTTACCCCGCTCGGAATTCCCCCAAAGGTTCGCCCCCCGATCTTGTCTCGCCGCTCAATGCGTTCCAACTCTTGTCTGGCGGCCAGGCGCACCGCGGGCACCCGCGTCGCTCCCTCGATCGGCGCTACCCTGCCGAATCGCTCCTCGATCGCTACATAAAAACGGTTCTGCTTGGTGGAAATGTAACAGGACATCAGCGAGTCTCCGCCTCCTCCTCACTCCAGACTTACATCGACCTCCAAAACCACCCGGGCCGACTGCAAGTAACTCCGCCCTCCGGTCTTAGCCGTCTCGAATTGAATCTCATAACCACCGCTGTAAAATACGCCGTTGCCCCAGTCTCCCTGGCTTCGGTGTAGCACCTCGGTGATCCCATCCAAGTACAGTCCGAGCTGCTCTTCGAGTCCCTGAAGGCGTTCCCCCGATACCCGCACCTCGATGTTCAGCCGGGCCGTCCCGGAGAAGCTGCGAAACTTCTCCCTGAGCAGGTTCCGCACCCGGTCGCAATACACATAAACTGCCGGATACCGGAAAGTCTGCGCCCGCTCCGCTACCTCCCGAGAAGCGTTCTCCAGAAACAGCCGCCCCGGCTCAAACGCCGGGATCTCGACGTTTTCCCGAAGCTTGATCGCCTCTAGCGCCCTCGCCAAGCCCTCCTCCGACACCAGCAGACCGGCTAGCGTCCTTGTCGCCAGACCCGCCACGTGCGCCATCGTCCCTCATCCCCGCCGCAGGATTCGCTCGTTTCGCACGTAGCGCTCCGGCTCCTGCCCGGCCGTGGGGGGCGACCCGCGCTCGAGGGGACCAAGGCAAACCCACTCGCTTCCTAGGCCCTGGGGCGCAGCGGTCTGCCGCCAAAGTTGCTTCTCTGAATTACCGACCCAGACGTGAAAGCCAGCCGCCACCGGCGGCGGATGAATCGCGCGTATCCCCAGCCCCCCTGCCGCCGCCAGCGTCTCTACCGCCGCCTCGCTCGGCGCTCCGCTCTCTCCCCGCTCGTTCACCCACGCCACCTTGATCAGGTAAGTCCCCGGCTCCAGCCTCCCGGCAAGGGTGCGAACCTGCGGCGCAGCCGCTTTCGGAATCGGGTTGCTCACCAGCCCCACGCCGATTCGAAACAGACTCTCGGCCGCCCACCGCGCACGCATCTTGTAGTCCGCCCACTTCCCTTCGAAGCGGCGATTTACATGGCTGTTATGAATATCCCCGTAAATTAACGCGAGCGTCCTCAGCGTGTGCCATTGTTTCAGCGCGGGCGTCACCACCACCTGCGAAAGCTGAGCCTGGCCGCCCGTCGCTCGGACTAAGAACTCTTCCAGCTCCACGCCGATCTCTTGCATGGCGAGTTCGAGCTTCGCCTGGAGCGCCACACCCTCCGCCGCCGCCACCTCCGCAATCGCCGCGTCGTAGGCGCGCAAGTCGGCCACATCCGATGCGTTGCCGTCGGTAAACAGTGCCATCGCTTTCCCCCGCCTCGGCGCCTTACGCCTGCTTGTGCGACTTCAGCGAGCGCCAGGCCCGCAACTCTGCATCCGAAACCACGGCGATCTGCACTTTGCTGGCTGCCGCCGTCTCCTGTGCCCGGCGATAGGACGCTTCCATCTCTTTGCGGTACTCGGCTGCCTCCTCCTCCGTCGCAAGTCTGCCCTTGCCCTCTACCAGAAGCTTCGCCGCCAGGCGCCTCGGTACCTCGGTCTTGACACCCGGCACCCCGCCATCCGGCGTCTCGTAGCTGACAATCACCACATCGTCCGCCGGAAGCTGCGCCTCCACCTCGCGAATCTTGCGGTAATAGGCCTTCAGATCCATCGCTCTTCTCTCCTTGCTGCTTTCCCCTGTCCGATTTAGGCCGAGCTCCCGGGGCCGGAGCCTTCTCATCTCCGGCCCCTGCTCCTTGCTCGCCTCAGCTCAGAACTCGCACACCGAAGTTGTTGCGCAGCACGCCCACTCCGTAGAGGACGTCCACGGTGAACTGCTGCGCCAGGGTGTTCGGTTGGTAGCTCATGATCACGCGAATGCCGAAGTTGCCGAGCTCGGCATACTCGGCCACGGCCCCGGTCCCCGGCAGCGGCTGGGGCAATCGCCGGATCACCAGACCGATCGCATCGCGCGCAAACGCCAGGTTGTGCCTCGTCACCGGCGCGCTGCCCGTCTTGTGAACGAACTGCGAACGGAAAACATAAAAGTCCTTCACCTTGCCCACCGTGCCGTCCACCAGCGCCCGCAAACCCGCCTCCCCGGCCGTGCGGAATTCACTGAAGCGCTCGATCTGTCGCAATTGCGAATAGGTGTCGCCGTCCACCACAAGAAACTTCGGCGCACTCGCCGGCACCTTCGCCTTGAACAAAGCTGTCTCCGCCGCGTCGATCGTCGCCTCCGTGATCGCCGCCCCCGGCGCCCCAACCGCCGGATTCGCCGTGAACTGCGAGTACAGTCCCAGAAGATCCGATTCGATCTTCTCGGCCAGCGCCACCATCGCCGGTTGCATGTACAGATGCAGCAGATCCGGCACCGCCAGAATCTTCGTCACGTCGGGGATCTGGAACGTCGCCTCCGCGTGCGTGTTAAGCACGATCTGCGCGTTGCCCAGATTCGGGTTCTGCGGCGTCACGGATCCGCCTTCCGCCAGATTGTTCGCCACCAGAGTCGGCGGAATCGGAACGTTAACCGTGTCGCCCGCCTGAGCTAACACGGGCTCATAATCGCGATTGACCAGGTTACCCATGACAAGGTTCCCCATCAAAGCTGGTAACGCATCCGCCGCTACTAGCTTGACAATCGCATTCGCCAAATTGGCTGAAGTGATAACTGGCATGATCCTCCTAACCTTGTTTTATTTGTTTGCTGATTTGTTTCAATGCCGCCTGACGTAAGAGCGATGCCTTACCAGCGGCTCGACCTCGGGACCTCCGGGACTTCGCCTGTGCGCTTGGCTCCCCTCCGACCTCTCGCCGGGCCGGCCTCGCCATCCGCAATAACCCCCGGCACTCGCGCCTCCCGTTGCCCCCGAGCTCTTACGATTCGCCCACTCCGCTCACTCGCCCCGCCAGACGTGCGAGATCGCCTGGGCAATCTCTCTTCGGATGCGGTCCAGCTCTTCCCGGTCCATCCCCGGCTTGATCCGGTCCAGGCTGAACCGGCCCGTCTGCGACTCCGGCGTGCTCGAGCTCGCCCCCGAACCCCCTCCCACGCGCGCCGGCAGAAGCTCGGGATTCTCCCGCGCAAAACGAGCTAGGTATTCCTGCATGCTCACCTCGCCCTCCGGTCCCCGGGCCACCAGCCGCCCGTCTGGCGCCCGGTAAATGTCGTCCTTGACCGCCTTGAACCCCAACTCCACCTTCGTTACGCCCAGCCGCACCAGCTCGTCACGGATCGCCGCATACCGCTCGGCCTCCTCCGCTTTCCGCCGGCTTCGCTCGTTCTCCTGCACGAGTTCGTTCACTCGCCGCTCGAGCTGCTCCCGCCGCCGGCGCTCCTCTGCCAGCTCCGTCTTCAGCACCGGCTCCGCCCTGCTCCGTTCCGCCTCGATGAACTCCTGGATCGCTTGGTGTATCAGCGACCGGATGTTCGTCTCCGGAAATTCCATCTCACCCTTCGTCTCCTTGACTTGCTCTTCCATCGCCATCCCTCGCTTGAGACTCCCTTGCTAAAAGCCAACTTGCGCTCCTGCCCGCCTCGCACCACGCACGAATGACTCGGGCGCTGTCCGCCTCTAGCTCGTCGCAAACCCCGCCTCGATCTCCTCTGCAATCCGGTCCTTTACCTCCTGGCGGACGTCACAGAGATACTTGAATGCCAGTTTCTTGTACACCTGTTTCCGAAGTGTCTCGGAGGGAATCCCGAGCGCGAGCAATCTCTCGGCGTCCGCTAACTCCGCCCCAAAGTCCCCGATGTCGAACTCCTCTAACCCCGAGACATCCACCGCCAGACCGTCTTCCCGCGCCGCTACGATCGACCGGAGCACCCGCTTCATCGTGTCCTTAATGATGTCCCCGTAGGTCCGCAGCACCTCCTGCGTGATGGCAAAGTCCCGCTGCTTGCTGATCCCGGATTGCAGAGCGCGGCTCGACAGCCTCCCCCCTGCTTGCGACAGCAGGTAGCAGACCCGGTAGATCTCCTCCTGAAGCCGCGCTAAGTTCTCCGCCGCAATCGTGAAGACCCTTCCTTCAGGCTCCGTCCACCCGAATCGGTCCTCCGGACCAAGCTGTATATAGTAGGATTCGCCGACAATCTGATTCCATTCCCGGTCGGTGTACACCACCGGCGAGGCGAACAGGCCGATCGTCAACGCCCACGCGAGCGCGTTCGACTTGTTGAAATGCTCAAGCTGAAGCAGGCCAGCCTTGTTCATCAGCCACAGCCCCTCCGGCACCCGCATCTCAAATAGCGGAACCCGTTGCTGCTTGGCCAAACCGTGCCGGCCGCTATCGATCAGGTCGGGCCCTCCTCCGGCCCCGTTCACCTGCTGCCGGCGGTAAACTCGGAAACCTGTTTTGTCGTAGTAGGTCCACCGGGTCTCTTCGATCAGCTCCTCGCTCGCTGCCGATTCCCGGTAACTGCGCCGCGTCCGGATAACGACCCAATCGAAATTGCCCCGCTCATCCCTGCTCCAGTTGATGACCTCCGTCGGCGAGTATCCGACCAGATATGCTCGCGAGGCGCCGAGCGCCTCCTCCTCGGCGCGGTTGCCGACCGGCCCTCTCACCCGCGGAAAGTCCACTAGCACATAGGCTGTCCCGCAGATCAAGGCCTCAATGAGCTGCCGGCGAAAGAACTCGCTTAAGCTGCTCCCTCGCAGATCGCAATCCTCGGTGAACTCCGCGATGAAACGCTTTCCCTCTTCGTTGCTTCCCTCGGTCAACACCAACGGCTCACGCCGAAACAAAGTGGCCGCGTACCAGTCGACGATCGAACCGACGTAGTTTTCGTAATAGACCCGGCTCAACCGCTCTGCGTAAACCTCCAGCGGCTCTCGTTGCCTTCTCACCAGGTAATAGGCCGCGTTAGCCTTGAGCTGTTCGCCACCCACATAGAGATCCCGGTACGTCCTCCAGATCGCCTTCTTCGCGACGTAGTCGGGATGTTCTCGGTCGATCTGTGCTTCCACGCTAGCGCTCCTTTGTGCCCTTAACCGAGCAAATTCCTCGCCTGTTCGCCAACCGGGCCCCGCGGCTCCCCGAATTCCTGCCACAGCAAATAACCAAGCGCGTCCGCCAGGTGCGTTCGTCGCGGGTCCCGATCCTTGTCGATCAAACTGCTGCCCGGCTTGTATGTCACTTGCTCAAAATCCTGAATGAGTTCTCGGCACCTCGGGCTGACGTAAAGCCTCACCTCGCCTGCCGCGTTCTTCAGGCGCGCGTTGACCAGCGCTACCCGATCCCGCACCGTGGGATTCTTCCGGGGGATCCGGTAGTCCACACGGCTGTAGCCGCCGCGCGCCAGGCACTTTCGCAGAATCTCAAGATCCGTCCCGCCTCCCGTTTGCGCATGCCGGCCCGAGGCGTCGGCGTAGACGCGCAAACCTGCTTTCGGCGGCGGATATCGATTCGCGAACTCCTCATACGCCTCCCAAGTGCTCGATCGCGTCAGCACGATCTCATCGAGCACGTAAACGGTCTCCCCCTCCCTCTGCGCAACCAGGCTGCACATCGGATCGACGTTAAAATCGAGTGCCCATAACAACGGCTGCCCCGCATCCTGCCGGACTTCCCTTATGTGGAGCGCTCGCTCGAAAGCGTAATACACCCGACCCTCGTGCATGCTCAGGTATTCGCCGAGCACCTCCTGCCGATAGAACCGCTCGTCGTAGCTGTGCCGCAGCCGCTCGTAAAAGTCGGGAACTTTCCCGAGTAGATGCCGGTTCTCCATCGGTCGCGCGATCACCGCCTCGTAACCATCTACCGGCTTGTCAATGAATCTCCGGTAAACCCAGTCGTGCCCTTTCGGAGTCCAAACCGCAAATCCGCATAACCGCTGCGCCAGCGGATCGCGGAGTCGCCCCTCCAGGCGCACCCAAGCCTCTTCGGGCGTATACGTCAGCTCATCGACGCCGAACCACGCAAGGTTCGTCCCGCGCAGCCGCTCGTATTCCTCCAGCGATCGGAACAAGATCCGAGAACGTGTATCCTTCATCACCAGCACGTTCTCGGACTTGTGCAGCTCGTAGGGAATCGAGTTGTTCTCCAAAACCTCGAGCAGCGCGGCTTGTGTTGCATCCCGCAGCATCGGGTAGGTCGGCGCCCCGATCAGCCCCGACCGCCCGGGGTTCAGATAGCTCAGCTTGATCGCCTCCAGACACAACGCCAGACTCTTGCCCGAACCGATCGGCCCCGAGAACCCCTTGAACCGAGACCGCAACCGATGGAATCGCGCTTGAGACGGCAATGCCGCGTACTCGATCAGGCAGGTGCATCTTCCGTCTCGGATGGTTCGACCCATCTCACCACGATCTCCCGCGGCCGCTCCTCTTCGAGCTCCTTGCGCAGCTCGAGCAAACGGATGAAGTCTCCTACGCTCGCCTTGAAGTCACTCTTCTTCAGCCGCTCCTCAAGCCGCGCCAGAATCTCATCGATCAGCTGCGCCTTCTGCTGATACCAGTC